ATGGATAAATTGATTCTTGGTATTGATGCGGGCAATTACAAAGCGAAGGTTGCTGGAGTTCACGGTGTCGACACTTTCCGAACAAACATTTGCGATTGGTTTGAAAGGGATGTTGAAGAAACTTTTGGCCAAGATGATATGGAATTCGAGATTGACGGACGCAAAGGTTACGCTGGTACCATCGCTATTTATGAGAATGAGTTTGGAACAGGGGCAACTTACGGGGATACAAAAGCTCATGAGGATTCAAAGATTCGTATACTACTCGCTATCTATAGGTACATCACTAAATATTCATTAGATATAAGTTCCATCTACGTTGTTGTAGGTCAACCGATTGTCATGCACAAAGCTGGAGAAAAAATAAAAATCATCGACATGATTATTGGAGAACACGACTTTACTGTGAATAGGCAACGTATCAAATTTGAAATAAAAGATGCCAAAGTTGCAATGGAAGGTTCTGCAGCATTTTGGTCAAATCCTTCAATGCACTCCGCTAAAATCATTGACATAGGTTCAGGTACAGTTAACATGGCAACCGTTTTTGAAAAGCACTACATTCACCACACTTCAGGAACTATGAGCGTTGGAATGGAAACACTTAAAAATCAGAAGGATCTAGATGCGGTAGCCAGAGCAATCTATCAACACGCAACAAAACTTAAATGGAAAAAAGATAGTGAAGTCTACGTGTGTGGTGGTGTAACAGACACAATTCTTCCTTACATTCAAAAACAATTCCCTAATGCGCAAGCCGTCCAACCGAAACTACGTAGAGAGTACGATTTTATGACCGTTCCTGCAACATTTGCAAACGCAGTTGGGTTTTACACTCTTGGTAAGGGGGCATTTAAGTGAGTAATATCAGAAAAATTGTTCCAATTTCACTGAACTTAGAAGATGAAACAGAAAGTAAGTTATTCGAACATCTAAATAAAAAAGGTAATCGCAGTCGTTATTTAAAGAGATTGATCTACGATGATTTAATGCAAGTTGGAAATTTAATTACAACAACTGTACAAGTGGATGATATTGATTTCAATGATGCAGAAGCAATGGAGAGTTTCTTGTAATATAAAGGAAATCATCTCCCTCTTCACGAACTATTTTTATATGGTTTGTGAAGGGGTGGCACTAAATGAAGGAAAATCGCAAAATAAAATCAATTAGTTTCGATTTATCAGATGAAGTTGAAATGCAATTATTAGCATACGCAGAAACGAAAAAAAGTTTTAGTGTTTATGTTAAACGCTTAATACAAGCTGACCAATTAACTGGTGGTGCTCTGGAGGATTTATCTATAATAGAAAAAGTGAAGAAAGAAAAGAAATACGATCCGAAAGATTTTGAAATCGAATTATAAAAAGGAGTGGATAAATGCTTTTAGGCATTGGGGATTTCATTTTAATCGGAATATTTGGGGCTACGTGCGTATTTTTCTATAAACGTGGTTATCAGCATGGCATCGAATACGGGTTAGATGAAATACTTGAAGAAATGGAAGACTAAAATAAAAGTAAGTCACTCTTTTGAGTGGCTTTTTGTTTGTAAAAAAACCGCCAGATTATCAACCTGGCGATTTCATTCCGTCTTCAGTATCTCGATGCTCTAATCCAAGCACCCTTTTAACTTCCTCTTCACACCAATTTCGTAAAGCAACATTAGAATATCTTCGTTCATAATCCTTCCCTTTATCAAGGATAGTATAAACAGTAAATACTCCATCAATTTCTTCGGATTGGATTTTAACTCCTTTTTTCCCCAAATCCGATTTTATCTCACGTAACAGTTGTTGCAGTTCTTTCACTTGCTTATCTATCCAAAGATTAAAAGCGTTTTTCATCTTTAGATCATCAAGATGTTTCCGCTCGCGTTCTAATGTTCGAATGGTTAAATTAATAATAATTTGTCTATGTATCAACTCTTCTACTTGGAAATCAATCATATCACTTCACGCTCTTTTCGAACTAATGGGACCAATGCGAGTACGTTTTCAATAATAAAAGTTCGAGACGAATGTTTGGTGAAACAATAAGCAGTAAATTTATCTCCTATGACTTTTGAAATTTTAATGCGTCTTTTAGTGATTTCGCCCGTTTTGGATATGTACATAATATCAACAAGTTGCTTTCGTTCTTGCGCTTTCAGTAATTGACCTTTCATCCCGACACCTCCAACCGTTCCTATTATATGAAATGATTATAGAACAAATGTTCCTGTTTTAGCAAATAATAAAAGACCGCACTCACAATTAAGTGAAATGCGGTCTTCCTCATTTAGTTCACAATACGTGTATGGCATTCGTATCTAATTAACATATTACAAATTCTGTATTAATTTTCAAGACGATTTACATAAACTTAACACTTCTTTGCAAAATGTACGGCTAATTCAATGGCCATAGCGTTTAGATCGCCATCAGATAATCGTCCGTTAATTAACTTCGATTTATACCCCAGTACTTCCACAGCTGCATCATCCAATAACTTTGCCGTACCTGGTGAAGCTAAACGTTCTTCATACATTTTTCGTAATGTTGGGCTAGTGAATTGCAATTCTTTTTCACCTTCTTCGATGTTTACACCTAGGTAAACAGCTAATTCCTTTGCGATTGCGTAGCAGATTTTCTCAAAGTCCCTGCGATAAAGTGCTACGTCTGTGCTGTCGTTAACAAAGCAAACTTCGATTAGTATCGCTGGTTCATAAGTTTGAGTTAATACAGCTAAATTTTTATGTTGTTTAGCTCCTCGATTTTTCAACCCACTTACATTCGAAATGGCTTTCGCTACATTCTCCGCTAATTCTTTTTGATCGTAGTATAGAACCTCGGTTCCAATACCTTTATCACTTGTTCCGCCAGATGCATTAAAATGAATTGAAACTACTAATCCGTTTTGGTCCTTGTTATGCTCCTTAACAAGCGTATTTAAGTTCTGTGATTGGTTGGTGGATGTATTATCTTCGAAGTAAGTTGTTGGAACTTTCGATGCCTTTAATATTTCATAAACTCGTTTAGTGACCTTTCGAGCTTCTTCCACCTCTTTAATAATGCCAGTTGCCCCACTGTTTTCATTTTCCCAATGCCCAGGATGAAGTTCGATTTCAGTTGTTTTCATTTTGATCACCTTCTTCTTTCAATCCAGCTTTTTCTTTTACAATTTTTAATATGTTTTTCACAAAAGGAGGCATAGGAGCACCCATTTTCACGCCATTCTCTGCGATTGAAATGAATTCGATGGCAATATAAGCAAAAGCTGCACCATCACCTATGTAACCACCAAAAATATCAAATTCCGCATAATGGCTAGCTGTAAATTCTAATGCATAAATCATTCCGATCAACACTAAAATGTACATTTTTCTAGCAAAACCTGTTAATCCTACTCGACTATTTAACTCTTTATTTATGCCCGCGGCTACTAACCCAGTTATATAGTCTGCAAGCATAAATAAAATGAGGATAGACACAGCTACCCCCACTAAATCAAACATATACGATACAATTGCACCTAAAATTCCAGTTACTAATGCTATTTTATTTTCCATTTGTACACCTACCCAATGTTTATATCACTGCTCGGCACAGTGCATTTCTTAGGTCTTATTGAAATATAAAAAGCACCCTCATTTGAGAGTGCTTCTTTAAAAGTTAGTTTATTTACTTCTGTTATGACAAATGCCAGAGAGTGCAAATACCGCTCTTTCTTTATTCGGCTCTTCACTCTTTACCCAAGGGATATTAATACCAAAACTTTTTTCTTCAGCAGATACATATATTTCTCCATTTATGTCAGAAACTTTAATTTCCCAAAAATAGGTAACTTCAATACCGCTTGATTGTTCTACTTGAACCGGATACAAATAAATATCTACATTATCAAACATTATAACCCCTCCTTTCATCTACTTAATTCGACAAAGGGAAGGACTTACCTTTAATAAGTTTTTGCTATTTTACTATTTTCATAGTTACTCAACAATACGGGACTAATATTCATTACTTATGGCAAAATAAACCCACCCTTCCCTCTCACTTTCTAATTGTATATAATTAGATTGTCCAAGGAGGCATACAAATGAATTTATTATTGATATTAATCTTTTCTTTATTAATTGGTATTGTTCTTAAACAACTTGAGCGTTTATCAAAAAAATCAAAACCAATGAAATACTTAGCTATTTCTTGCTCACTTTTTCTTGCTTTATTAACAGTTGTTATTTTTTTCATGTTTCTTAACAAAGGAGTTAACTTATGACGTTTTACCTTGTCCTAATTTTCTTACTCATTTTAATGTCTATCTCCAAACCTAATACGATATTAAATAATGACATTAATGCGAAAGTGTTAACTTTCATTATTTTATTTTTTGTTTCTCGCAATATAATTTTTCGCGAGCAGATTCACGACACTTCAATGTACATTTTAAGTTTTAAACGGTCAACTGGTACAGAGTTAAGTTACCTTCTAGAAAACTCTCCATTCGATATTTTTTGGACTATTCTTCAATGGTGTGTAGCCATCTTTACAGATTCATCATATTTGTATTTGGCTATTATTTGGTTTTTATTCTTATTCGGATTTATGAAATTTTTAAACAAACTGTTTTTACCATGGCAAGTTGTAATTGTTTTGTTTTCTTATACAACATACGTATTCTTTTATAGTTATACTACTATGGCTTTGAGACAGGGCTTATCGATTTCATTCCTTTTCTTAGCGTTAACGTTCTCATTTTTTGACGGTAAAGTGAAATTTAGATCAATTCTTTTTTTAATTGCCGCATCTCTTTTCCATTGGACAGCCATTCCTTTTGCTGTAATAGTTTTTGTTTTAACAAAGTATAACTTGAGCCTTAAATTTTTAGTCGTGACTTGGTTTGTGCTTGCGTTCGCTTTTATACTGAATCTGCAAACTTACATCCTTACTCCGTTTTTAAATTTTGTGCCAAAAATTGATGTATACGCATCTTCCTCTGCATTATCGGTATATTCAGGGAATAGAACGGACTTTTTACTATATAGCTTTATCTTTTTAGTGTTAAGCCTTTTAGCATATTATTTTTATTATAAAGACGATAACTATAAAAATCTTATAAAATACTACATTGCGTTTAATTCCGTTTATTTATTAATGGGATTTGTTGCTTATTCTGATAGGATTGCTGGATACTCTTGGTTCTTAATTCCAATAATCATTTGGTACCCTATATTAAAAAGAAAAGAATATTTTTGGCCGATTACTACATGTGCATTAGTATCCTTTATCGTGTTAGGATTTTTAACAGGTACGATTAAATATTACAATTTATTTTTATTTTAAACCCTACAAATTAATGTAGGGTTTTTATTTTTCAAATCGCATTCTGACAATTACAACGTTAAATCCACAACAGTCCCAGCCAAGTTTTTATATTTCAATTTACCGTCTGTGTCTTCAAATATTGTTCCTGTTGCAACTACAGATGCAGTATTTTGTTTCGCTATTCTAAACAATCCTTTTACACTTTCTATTCCTTCGTCACGTCTTAAAGCCATGATTCTGTCATCTTTAACATAGTGGTCAACCCTATTAATAACCGAGCTACTTTCAACTTTAAATAACTGACTGTTATCGTAGTTTTTTGCTGTTAACCCGATGTACTGACTAGCTGTTAATCCAGATTTTAAGTTTAAATATAAAGAACCGTCTTTCTTATTTTCAAAAGTCGGTGCACTCCCCTGATTACCTGACCATCCACTTCCATTTATATTAATAGCAGTAAAATCTCCTGTGTTTCCACTAGCTTCATTCCCAATTTGACTACCCAGAGAGTTTTGTTTTACTATTTCCCTGTCGGCTCCTACTATATGATTCCTTTCAACTTTTGCATATTGTAAACCTGTTTGATCAGTTGTCGGCTCAAGGAAATGGCTTGTTGTAGCAATAAAATCTGTATTATGCATATTTGCATAACAACCCACTATTTGTAATCCAACCACATAGTTTCCAGCTCCACTTTCATCTACAGATCCGCCATATTGGATACAACCGCCATTATTTGTTGTTTCGAAATATGTGTCTAATATACGTGTCTGTGGCGATAGTGCTCCAACACGAATATTTGGAGCGAAACCTTCGATTTTACTATGTGCAACTTCACTACAAGCACCATCTAACCAAATTCCAAAACCTCTGTCTGTGCTTTGATTGGTTCCTAAACAGTACAGCACACGCAGTCTTGTTGAATTAATTCCGTTATTGTATACACGTACCCAATTTTGTTTCGTAGAAATATCACTGTACCATTCACAAGCGAACATAACTGAATCCCAGTTGTTCCCGTTATACCAAATTCCGAAAGCGTTAGGATTCCCAAAGTTAACCAATCGAACGTTATTTAAGCGTGTCATCGTAAGGAAATTATTAAAGTAGATACCATGCGTCATAGTGAGTCCACCAGTAAATGCTATGTCTTGTATAGCATAAATACCGTTATCGTAAGTAGATATAGTTAAATCTGGTTTACCAAACTCAACTGCTTTTGCCGTACCAGTGTAATTAAGTACAGTACCTAGTACTCCCACTAGCTTCGTAGGTCGTTTAAAGACTAGACCACCCGAATAAGTAAACTCACCTCTAGGGAATTCGATTTCTACAGACGAAACTAATACCGGCAAATTATTTACATAATCTGAAAGTGACTGAAATGCTGTTAAGTTGTCGCTTCCATCTGTTTTTGCATTGAAATCCAAAACATTAATACGCAAACTTTTCAATATTTCTATTTGCTGACTACTTACTGCCACTTTATCATCAACATACTTCCGACTAGCTGTAATAATAGTCGGGTCAACTTTCAATTCCACACTGCTAGCATTATTCACTTCCACAATCATCCGAATGATTAAATCCTTTACACTACCGTTAGCAGCGATAGGTTTGTAAGTCTCAGGATATTTACCAACCGCAATTAAATCTCCAACTTCATCAAAAAGGCCGACTTCGCGAATCATCCATCCACCAACAGTAGAAGGAATCGCGACTTCGGCCACAATCCAATTAGGATTAGTTTGGTCTTGTGATACGTTCGTTACGTTACCACGCCATTTTTCATTTTTAAGTTTAGTTAAATTTTGTGTTGGTTCATAATATGATCCTAAGCTATCCCCTACTGCAATTTGCGTAATGTTTAACTTATCAGCCGTTAACTGGGCATTTACTAATTTAGTTAAACCGATTGAGGTTAATATTGTATAAAATTCTGCCATTGTGTTATTACTCCCTCTCTAAATCTATATTGGATATACAGTAATTTCTTCACCATCAACTATAGAGGTTTTCATAGCTGAATAAGAGGAAACATTGATTTCTGTTGGCGAATAAGGATAAACCGTAACAACTTCACCTGTACTAGCGTTAGTAATGTATCTTGTTTCTTCAGAAGCCATTAACATAATCATTTGAATTTGATAATCTAAATGCGCTGGAATGAAATCATCTAATGTATTCAATAAGCTGTCCGTATCGTTCGGCAATCCTTCTCTTCCTAAAAATTCAATTTCATAAACACCAACCGTATCAGTGTCTTTGACCGTTACTTCTGCTGTCGAAAATGATGCAGCAACGTTCTTAAATGATTGCTCTGTAACGGGTTGTAAGGTTGCCTTGTATTTCCCCTGGATTAACGATCTACGAAGTGAGTTCGACATTAAAGGATTATTAACAATGCCTAAGTCTCTTTCGTGCAAGGCTAATGCTGTGGATGCAGAATCAATAAATAATTCGTTCTCTTGTCGGTCAACTTTCGAAGATATATCGTCAATCTTTTTAGCAACCGAACCCGAGATTTCATTAAGAAGTACTGAATTCCTCTCGTAACTAGGAAGTTTATTAATAATTTCTTGTTTAGTCGTCATGATGCCGACACTTCCCCTAGAACTGCAATTTCATTTTCTCCAATTGTTAAATGAGTCTCGGAGTCATTAATTAATAGATTGCTATAATCCACAACCCCTTCCGCTTCTAATATCAATTTACCAATTTGCGAATAGCTCACATAATCAGATTCAAAAATAAGTGATTTTAAATAACTGTCTACTTTTTGTGAGATGGATTCTAATGCATTAGTGACACCATAACCATTTGCCAATGTTAAAGTGGCTGTTATATTAACGCTTATCTGTACTGGGGCTTCCACAATGACGATTGCCCCGAATGGTCTTTCTTCTTCTATGAAGGCAAAAACATCATTTAATAATTCCTGAGGTGCAGGATTGTTGTTTGCATCCACAACCGATACTTTCACTGTTAATGGTCCATTCCATAAAGGAAACACTTTTACTTTACCGACACCAGGTACAGACAAGGCCCATTCACGATAATGATGTTTATTTCCAGATTTCCCCGGATACCTTAATTTTTCGTAGTAACGGTTTCTTAGATCCGCATCAATTTCTTTATCGTAACCATTTGAAACCGTGGATGGATTTGTAACCGTATGGATATTTGATAATGTGATTGGAAATGAATTAATTGCTCCTGATGGTACATTCCCAACGGTTCCAGCTACTTGGCATTGTACTTCCACATTCGCTTTACCACTTGCATCCAAATCAACAGTTTGTGTTGCTTGGTAAAACAAATTATTTGCTGCGAACAAATCTCCAGTATTTATTCGTGCAAATGGTACACCTGTCACTGTTACAGTTGTGGTAGCAAATGTTGCTTGTTTACGTTCAATGCCTGTACGTTGGAAGATAAATTTCTCTAATTCTTCGCCATTTAATTTCTCAACATCAACTTTATTTAGAACGCTATCAATCTTTTCTTCTTGTTTATTAACTACAACAGCAACAGACTTTGTAATATCGTAGGCAAATGAGCCGTTCGATTTATCGTATTTATTATCGATATTGGTTAACATTTCATTGTGAATTGTTTCTACTGCCATTAAGCCGCCACCTCCATTTCAAAGGCCTCGTCGGAAGTTACTACCGTAAATCCTATTGTCCATCTACTGCCTTCTTTAATTAAATTCCAATCTGTTAAATCTTCAATATACGGATTAACTATAATCGCTTCTGTCAATTCACGTTTTAGTTCTGATTCAACAAATTCTTGTGGAAGGTTGTTACCGAATAGATCTTCAATCGTTACACCATAATCGATATCTTCATAGATTGAAAATCTGAATTTTTCAGTGCGAATTACTTTTTCAATCCACACTTTTAAGGCTTCTTTCCCTTCGACTTCTACCAAACTTCCATTACGGTAAACAAAATCGTTTTTTTGGAAATCAAATAAAAAAGACCTCCCGTTAAACACACGGTCAGTCTCTACAATCTCTTCTTCTAAAGTTGTTAGTTCTGGGAACATCTAATCACCCCACTTTGCAAATAACTGCGTACAAATTCAAGCTGTTTGATGGAATCATAATCACTTTATTACCAACTATTAATGAGGCTTGCAATCCAGAAGCCATGATTAAATCTTCGCTTGTTAAAAGTATGTTTTCTCCATCGTTAATGGTTAGTGGAGATAAATCGATAACTGTACCGATAACGAACGGCTCCTGAGTTTTATTTTCACGTTCCTTGAACAATGAAGCAAATTCAACTAATGGATCATTCATTAAATCACCTCTAAATTCAACTGCATTGTGTAAATACCACCACTTGATTTATGGTTTGCGCTTTTAATTAAGTAATTGCCTTTAAATCCTGTTACTGGCTCAACTAACTTTAATATTCGGCCGGCTCTTACATTTGCATTGCCTAGCAACTCCACACTTCCGGTCTCGGCTACTTTGTTAAACTGCTTCAACAGTTGATTTGCTAAATTCTGTGCTTGTGCTTTATTTTTTGCATCGGATGATTCAACCATTTGCAAAAGACCATACTTTTTAATGTTTGTGGAAGAAGATGCTGTTGCCGATACTTTAATTACATCCGATTTATCTGAAACAACCATGACGCTGTTAATCATGTTCTCGATAGATAAACTTCTTTGTGGATTCATAATGTAATCAGTTGCAGCCTTTACAACTAAATTCGTTTGTTTTTCGATAAACAGTGTACTACTACGCATTTCCATTCGATATTTAATGCCCGTTTTCTTACTTGCCTGTTCAAGTAAATCCTTTATTATGTCGCTTACCTTTTCATCTTTATAGATTTTCTTGACCTTCAACGGGATTGAGACAACATTGGACTTAACATTAAATCGTTTGCACAGTTCTTGTATAGCGCTACTTACTGTTTGATTTTTAAATTGTATGATTGTTTCGCTCTTATTTAAATAAAAGGCGAAATCAAAGCATTTAACGCTTCTAGATGTACGACCATCAATATCAACAGTAACTGCGACGCCTACAAAAATCGTATTCTGGTTTTCTCTTACAAGAACAATATCACCCGGCTTCACATATTCTTTACCCTCGTAATATGCAACGATAAATGAAAGTTGTACCCCTAATGTATCAACGTTACTCGACCATTCGAGCCCTCCACAGATTGGTGTGATTTCGTTGTTATTCACATAAATTTTATGCATGATCATCACACTTTCAACTTGATGTATTCTGTTAAATCTAATGTATATGTAGTATCGCCAGCTCTGTCAAAACCATGGTTAAAGTTGTCGATACTAACCAAAATGCTAAGCAATGTTTCGCGATTGTCGTTGGTGATAGCCATTCGAATTGGTTTACCTGAATTCTTCCACTTTGCAAAGAAACCGACTGCATATCTACCTCTTACATTACTTCTAGCAAAATTGTATTCTTTGTTCGGGAAAAAAGAGCTTATGCTTAGTGACATTAGTTTCTTTTTGCCGATTAGTCTAATTTCTCCGTTAATCGTTTCCAGAGTGACATTATTGTTTGGTCTATCCCATTGCAAATCGGGAGGCACAATGGGTAGTTTCAGCACTTCTTTTCTATCTTCAGAAGAAAATGTTATATCCATGTCGCACCTCCTACATATTTGCTAAAACTAATTTTAATTGTGGAACGACTTCATTTAGGACTTCACGAGCTGTAGTGCCTTGTGCGTTTATAGTGATATTGATATTGTTTGAGCTATTACTATTGTTCGTTGTTACATTGCTTGTAGTTGCTACACGATCTACATTGCCGATGTTTGCACCGCTTTGACGTAAGCGTTCAGATTGACGAGCTGGAATGACCATTTCGCCTTTGTGAAGTTCTGCAACATAGCCGTCGTAAGGAACATAGTTTAAGCCGTTTGCGTGAGAGCCATCGAAGACACCTTTGAATACTCCACCACCTACAACACTACCTACCTTAGAGACCCAATCTGGAAGCTTGAAGTTACTAAGAGAGCCTTTGAATCTATCGACCTTATCCGATAAACCTTGGAAGAATGATACGACAGGTTGGATTTTGGTTTGACCCCAATCGTAAATCCCACCAAAAACCTCTTTTACTTTCGTGTACAATTCTCCGCCCTTTGCTCTAATCGTATCCCAGTTTTGATATAGGAAAACCCCCATATTAATAGCGTTCTGAATTGGTTGTGTTAGGAAGGCTGTGATAGGGTTTGACCTAATCATTCCCCATAGTTCAGTGCCTTTTGTTTTCACCGTATCCCAGTTTTGATAAAGTGCTACACCTGCAGCAACTAATAAACCGATGACAGTGATAACAACACCAATTGGATTTGCCTTTAATGCAGCATTAAATCCATGTTGGGCTACGGTAGTTGCAAATGCAGATGCTTTATACATGTTCATTGCTCCGACAGCAGCGTTCCATACTCCGACAGCGCCTAGTGTTAGATAAACCGCTCCGATTGCCGAACCTATTGGAGTAATAACCTTTACGATTGTTCCCCAATTGTCTTGGATTGCTTTTGCAAATCCTACACCTGCAGTAACCATATCGTTAATTTTTGGTACCAATTCTTCTGCTTTTATAGCTATTTTGTCTAGTACTTCGCCACCACCAGCATCTCTAAATGCATCAACGGCACCAACCTTAATTTCACGCCAAACTTTATTCATCCTAGTTCCAAAATTATCTTGCAACGCTGCTCCAGCCTTTGCAGTCGCACCTTCGAAATTACCTAATAGATCAATTCCAGTTCCCATTGCTTCAATAGTTTTTGCTTCTAAATCTTCAAATTTCGTACCCATCAACGCAACACCAACTGAATATTTCGATTCGTCGTCTAGTTTTGATAAAGCTTGCATTGTTTTGTAGTACGCTTTTTCGCCACGTTCACCACCTGCAGCTAGATCACTCGCAACTTTGTTAGCATCTAAACCTAAAGTTTTAAATGCAGCTTTTGTATCGTCAGAACCGGTTTTCGTTAAAATGTTGAATTCCTTCAACGTGTCGGCTACTACGTCGTAATTCCTCGCGCCAGCTTTTGCGCCATTTACCATGATGTTCGCAAAACTATCCATACCAATTCCAGCTGAAGCTACTACCCCTGAATATTCGTTGAATGTGTCTAACAAGTCACCAGATGCATCGCCACCAACTTGCAATGTCTTAGTGATTAAATCTAATGACTTTTGTTGTGTAGCGCCTGGGAAAGATGATGTCATTGAGCGTAACGCCCTAGCGACAGAATCAACATCCATATTTTCAGATAGCGCACTTAAAATCTGGGTAGATTCTAAAGTTTTATTGTCCACCGTTCCCAATGTTTGCTTTAGGATCCCTAAATCATTAACTACTTGTGGCAAAGTTTCGCCAAATCCATTTTTATAGACGTTTTTTGCTATTTCTTCAAGGCCTTCTAGCTCTGCACCTGATACGCCTGTGCTCGCTTCTAATTTGCTAAATGCACTATCCATTTCTGAAGCAGTTGTGGCTAATGCTGTTGCTACAGCTGAAATACCTGTTGTGGCCAATGTACCTGCCGCTAAACTAACTTTTTTGAAGCTTCTTAATGCAGATGAAGCGAAACCATCAATTTGATTTCGAGCTCTTAACACAATCCTGTTAAAGTCATCAGTATTAGTTGCTGCCTTTTTTAATCCACTAGAAAAGTTTTGGTCCTTTAATGTTAATATTGCGGATATTACCCTTTTTGCCATGTCCTCACCGCCTTCTTACAAAAGAAAAAGACTACAACCGTGGAGTTGTAGCCTTCAATTCTTCGAAATGCTTTTCGATACTTGCAGTCATAAATAACTTTTCATCGTATCTTAAATTTAATAAATAATCTAATGTGAAACCGTGTTGTAAATAGTGATGAAGAAAGTAAAAATCATCATCACTATCTATTAGTTTTTTAAGTCTTTTACTCTTTTAACGCTATCTGAATAGCCAGCTAAACTTAAGCCGTATTGTGCAATAGTTACGATTTCGCCAGGACTAAATACTTTTTCTACAATATCTGTTGGTTCTTTGCAATCGAATGCTTTTTGCAATTCTGCATCTTTTAAGTTGGGTTCAGTTACGCTGTTGTAAATTAAAAAGATATCCGAACCACCTTCTTCTTCGATACCGTGTGCTTCTAATACAAGAGAACGTGAAGGTTTTTGAATTGTAATTGTTGCATCCAAGCGTTCGATATACAATTCTTCTGTTACATTATCCTTCATAACATACTTTTCTTTTTCTTTTAATAAATCTGTTACCGTTAAACGTTTACTCATACAATTACCTCCCCAATTAGGCTGAAATTTGATCTAGGAATTCATAATCAGCGAAGTTGAACGGTAACTCTTCTTGTTGAAGTGTTTTTTGTTCAAACTTCAATAATGTAAATGAATTAAATGTTACTTCTGAAATTGCAACACGTTCTGCACCGTATGCATCTGGATCTTCTAATTTACCGATTAGTTCAATATCAGGTACAACGCCTGTTTTTGCAGCATCTGCCATTAATGCAGCTCCTCGAGAGTAAACTTTCTTCACAACGATTGAACCTTCACCGCTCCAACCCATAAGTTTTTTATGTGTCGCTAAATCCTCAGACATGTTTACATCTTCGAAATTTAAGTTGACTGTTGCTTCGAAAGATTCAACATCCATCCATTTTTCTTTATTCACCCACAAAGTACCAAATGAACCGTTAATCTGTTTATTTGAACGTAATTTTGCCATTGTTTAAGTACCTCCTTACACCGTAATTTCAAAGCTTAGGTCTTCCATAGCGTCGACTGGTTTAACAGTACCGCCTAAGAATACATTCGCTCCAAATGTCATATTCTTAACTCTTTGGTCATCCCAATCAGTTGTATCAGTACCGATGCCTTCCCATGCTAGACGTTGTTTATCAACGTTGACTTCAGCTTTATTTGTTGTATTTGGATCTAGAATTTCATCACCTTGTAAGCCTTTGAAATAGGCGTTAATTGCTGTGATAAATAGTGCTTGGTTGTCGTAAATGTTTGGATATTTACCAACATACCCGTCTTCGAAAGTAGAGCGAATATCATCTGCAATCATATCCATGATTTCAATGATTTTAATTTTTTGATAGTCGGCTTTTTTCGTGCTACCAAGTGTTACTAAACTGTTAACGCCGCGACCGATTTTTACTTTTTCACCATCGTGAATAAGGATTAGTTGACCACTATCAATATCATCATCTGGTGTATCGCTTGCAGTGATTGATTCAACTTCAGGTAATACAAAGTAAGTTGATGATTGAGTGAACGGTAAGCCGGCAAAGATACCTGCTAAACGAGGTGTATATTGTGCTGCAGTATAAGTTGTATCGCCCACTACGATATCAGATGTTGTGAAATTGATAATTCCTTCATCATCTGCAACTACAACGTTCGGTAATACTGCTTTAAACGTTTTCTTTTCGTTTGCACGTTTTGATTTAATCCAAGTAGCAATCGCTTCAACTTCATCTGCTGTTGCTTGTGGCATTGCTAAATAATTGAAGCGTGTTTTTCCTACTTGCACTAGGATTTCGTTAATTACTTTTAAATCATCGTACTTAAAGCAAATAACTTTCGAAGGAGTGCCTAAGAATGCTTTGTTGATATAATCTAAGCTTGTTGCATCCCAGTCAGCTACGTTAATATCCTCGACGCTCTTATAAGTTAAGACATTACTTGCTAATGTGCCGATGTTTGTATCATCTCGTAGGATTAACGCAACAATACCAAGTGCGCTTCGCTTGATTGCTGTTGCTGCTTTTGTCTTAAACAAGACATCAATTTGTGGAAGGCCCACATAAATCACCCTTTCTGAATATCAATATCAAGTTCTTCCATAAGTTCGTATTCTTCACTAACAATTCGACCATCTTCAAATGCGATGTCGAATTCGAATTGAAGCACGCCGTCAGTAACGTTAAAGTTTGGTTCTGTAATATTTAGCTGTCGGTCTTCCACAATTAACTTCATGTCAAAAACATCACCTAGTTGTTCCTGAATTTCTAGGATTTCAATTGATGATTCTTTAATTGTTTTAGGAAAATAGTAGATTCGAATAATCATCGACTTTTCAACTTGTGATACGGATCCATCTCGCTTTACTTCATCGAATTCAATAAAAAAAGAAGGTCTTTTAAAACCTTCTGAAATGTCTTTGCTGTTAATCTCAAGCCCAAATGTTTCCTTGAGTTTACGATTAACAGCAGTTTTTATTTTCTTGTAGGTAATCATAGCTTCCCACTCTCCAACATGTCGTCAAGCCATTCAGAAAGCATATGCTCGTATTGACCGCTGCCGTCAAATTCACGCATTCCTTTATCTAACGGGAATTTTCCATTCGTAAATCCGACTTCACGGCCGTCTTTGGTTACTTGCCTGTGTCCTTCTTCGATGAGATGAGCGTGTGGTGCAGAATTAATCACTCGCACTACCCACTCGCCATTTTCACCTCTGAACACTTTGCCTCGTTTCCATTTTCGGTGATAATCGCTCTTGTCATTTTCATCAACTTGGTGACGCACTAACTGACGAGCTTTGCGTGCAACAACAGTACGTGCCTTACTTCCGACTTTACGCATGATTTTTGTCGTTTCCTTTGGCAATTTACGTTGAGCGACAGTAAGTAAATCTTTCTGAAAATCGGTTAATCCTTTCAGTTCCATCAGCTCAGCACCTCCTGGACAAAGATTTCAAGCGTTTCGTTGGAGAAGTATGGATTTAAAATGTACTTAATCTCGAACTTATGATCACGAAATTGAATTTGCATATCTTTCGTAATGTCCTTGCCAGCATTATAACGAACGATGATTTTATGAGTAACATTGGTTAGAATCGTATCAGCTTGTTGACGTTGTAAAGCTCCCGTTTGTGGAACGATAGCAGCCCAAATCGATTTTGTTTTTTCGAATTTGTAGATTGTTTCTTCTAATTCGTTAGTCGTTTTTATGTTTTCGAGAATATCAATGCGATGACGATAATCTATACTCATAAGACAGGCTCCGTTGTATAAGTTGCCAGTAATGAGAGAAGTTTTTTCATTTCTTCAAACGACCAAGCGAATTTTTCTCCAGCTTTTTCATCGGTACCGAACTCAGCTTTGCAATACGTAATCACAGCTTTACGAATTAAAGGATCTGTATCATCATTTACTTTCGTTTGTGTCACACCAGCTTCTTTTAATAAGGCTTTGGCTGTTTCGATTAACCCTGTTAACTCATCATCGTGTTCTGGACCATCAATTCGCAATGAACCTTTTACTTTTTCAAGCATCGTTACTCACTCGCTTTCTCAGCTTCAGCAGCATCGATTGCAGCAGTAAGTTCCTCTTCTGACATTTTTGTGTACCCTTTAATACTTAATTCTTTCGCTTTAGCTTTTAATTCATCTAAAACAATTTCGTCTTGATTTTCTTTTGTTTGTTTCTGTTCCTCAGGTTTATAAATATATCCTTTAGATGCTAAGTAAGAAACACGTTCAGAATCCGTAGACTCGAACGTGTTTCCAATGTTAAATCCAATTCCTGTAACACTATCAATAAATGATTTTAATACTTTATACTTCATTATTAATCACCCTTCCATTAAACTGTTGGAGCTTTTTTAACACGTAAGAAACCGTTATGTGCTGCAACGTTACCACCAACGAATACAGAACCACGGTGGGCAATCATACCTTGTTTGAATTTGAAGTCTGTAGAACGTTGAATGTCAGTTGGTGAGAATGTAGCTAATTCATAGTTTGATAATGGACCATAAGCCAATACATACGAACCTGAAGTAGTTGCTGTATCTGATACAGCTTTACATGCACTATTAATGATGTATGGTACACCATCGATAGTACCTGTGTTTCCATTTGTTTTTACATCGTATACTTTTTTATCTTGTCCATCTCGAAGTGTAGCAAATGCTTTTAAATCTTTCTTGCTTAGGATTAGTACAGATGTATCTTCAACATCTTCATCTCCACCATAAGAGAAAATAATCTCATCTAATGTATCTGCATCGATTGTAGAGATTTCTAAATCCGTAGTTGGATCAATTGCTGTTGCTTGAGCAGAGAAAATACCAACTAAGTGTCCAGCTCCACCGTCACCAATGAGGATTTCTTTTGTAATCTTCTTGCGAAGTGATTTATTTACACCACCAACAATTACACGGCTGTAATTAGCTGCAGGAAGCTTTTGAACTTCTTCAGATTCTTCACTATAAGCAGTAATTTTTGTTTTATTGATTGTTGCATATCCGAATTGAACATCTGATTCAGTGTAATCTGCACCTTCACCAGTGTAACCACCTTCACCTGTGCCTTTTTCGTATGCTCGTTCGTAACTTTCTCCACCTTGTAATGGTACGTGTTTAACTCTATCAACTAAAGTTGAAACTTCGTTGAAAGTACCTTTAATGTCAGATGCTTGGTGGTTAGCAAGTAACAAATCACCACTTGCAACTGTTACAGAGCGATTTTCAATTAAGTCTTTACCACGTTTTTCAGCTTCTACAACTTCTGAATCTCTTTGTTCTGGATTTGACGAAAATGTTTCGATAGTACGTGTTTCTATTGCTGTGCCTTGATTAATCTCACCAGCTTCTTTAATTAAACGTTGGCGAGTTTCGATTTCTTTTTGTTCTTCATCTAATTCACGAAGTTCAGTTTCTAATGCTGCTAGATCTACTTTTTCATTACCTTCTAATGATGTACGGATTTCTGCTTTGCGTTTTAAAATTTCTTGTAAACGATTCATATTGTTGTCTCCTTTATAAATAAGTTTTTAATATTAATTTTTTTCTTAGTACTTCTTGTTCTCGTTCTTCTAAATGTTCTTTATACGGATCGTAAGAACGTGCAGAAACTTGTGAATCTGGATAAGCAGGAAATGCTACTGGTGAGATTTCAAACAACTTCGCTTTTAAAATTGAACGTGTAATGTTATCAACATCATTTTCATCCCATTCTTGTTTTTGCATTGCAAAGCCGAATGAAACCCCGTCAACATCACCACGCTTAATTGTTTCGTAAGTATCATTACCGAGTGTATTATTCGGTAAATCCAGTTCAAATCGCAAACCAATTTCATCCTCAAACAAACGTAATGTACCGTTTTTAGTACGTCCTAAGACCTTTGATGTGTCATGAGACCATAATGCTAATTGATCGTCATTCGTTAGCGATTCTGTGAATGCGCCTCTTTTAAACTGCTCTTTAAAACGTTTAAAATAGCCCATTGTATGTGATTTCATTTCCCATTTAACTGCATAACCGCTTATCATTCGCTGTCCGTCCTCTGATTCTCGAATTTCAATATCATTCGTTGTCAGATTTCGTGTTTCCGTTTTCGTTGTCATCTTTCTCACCTCCTTCTACTACCTTGCCTTTGTTTACCTCGGCCGTATCTAAACGACGAATTGGTTTATCTCCATTTTCAATTGGTCCGAGTGATAGAATAGAGCGCCATTCGTTTGGTGTTAACGCTCCACGGTCAACCATCTGTACTAGATTCATTTTTGTAGACATGGAAGCATATTGAAGGCTTGCAGCTTCAAAGATGATTTTGTTTCCAAAACCTCTTTCGCGACGAGTAAATAGTTTTCTAGTAAACTCGTTCGCCAATTGCATAGCGACAGGTTCGATTTGTGCTTCATAATAAGCATTCCATTCATCTTCCGTGTATCTGGATTGAACAATCTTTTCGTTGGTATTAAAAAACGAATACACACGTTGAATGGTATTCGTTAATTGCTTATCGTCAGGTACGAAAGCTTCATTCTTCACTTGTTGTAAATCATAACGACCATCAGCAGCTGCAGCGCCACCAACAGTACTGTTTATTGATAAATAATTTTCTGTGAATTCATCCACGGCTTTTCTCATGTCCGTTGGTTTCAACACAGAAGTGAATTTAAGTATCCATTTGATTATTGCGCTATTTTTGATTGCTTTAACAATACCTTGGTCAGTTGTATTCACAACTTCCATTAGATTCATTAATGCTTCTCCGGGGTGTTCACCGAAGAAATCGTGATTATTAAAATCTTTTCTAAGGTGTATAACATCAACGTATGGAATAGTCATTGACTTTCCGTTGTTAAAATTGAATTTTAGAAACACATCCCCAAAAGCCCCCTCTACAACTTCGACTGATGAAGCAGGTAAAGGGTATATTTCATTTGCAAACCCAAAATCATCACGCTTTATATAAGCGAATGCATTGTTATTCAATTCAAGTTGAACTGCTAACTTTTCTTGCATGACCTGTCCACTCATTAAAAGGTTCGGTTCTTCTAGTAAAAATTTAATTTGGACATTTGGGTTGATTTTAAACTCTTCAGCGTTATCTCGAACATGTTTTGCAACCAATTTCCCTATGGCGGTAGCTTTAGGACGAATAGCTGCACGAATAACATCGGATTTATATAATTTTCCTTCCCAACTATAGAAACCGCCTCCTGAATCGTTAATGAGTTCAAAGTGTGTTGTACTAGGCGAAGTCTTTTTGCCAAACATTTTTTCGAATAACCCCATCTTGTTCTCACCTCCTTAAATCATGTTTAAATATTCGTTCTTTTTATCTAAATAGATTGTATATGCATTCAGTAATGCAATCGTACCGTCAATACGTTTCCTCATATCCCGACCTTTTACAGGTGCTATATTACCGTTTGTATCGACTTTAATTTCAGTGTTTGCTAGACACATTTTCAATAAATTGTTGTTGTTGTAATTAATTAATTTAGCATCCAAGTCGGCTTCTAAGTTTTTCATAGGTGTACTTAACGTAACTGCCCCTTGCCTTACTTTAATCATAGAGTCTTTACCGAATTGACCTTGGAATTCTTCTAATAAGGAATCATCAACGTGCCAAGGGTCATACCCAATCCATGGTATATAAATGTCGTAGTCTTCCCTCAACTCAACAAACCACTTTAGAACATCTCGCATATCAACTTTAAATTCACCACTAGCTCGTAATAGACCCTGGCGTTCGAATAGATCATAAGGAATTTTGTCATTATTAGCTCTTTGTTCAATTGTTCTCGAAGGCAACCAGAACATTGATGCGAAATAAATGTTTTCATCGTCTCTTCTACGACATAAAACACCTGCAGCAGTTAAGTCTGTTGTTTCTGACATATCAAAACCACCTATGCCATAACCAAACTCCATATTTCCAATGTCAAATGTTTCTTTGTTCTCTAATTTCTCCATAGATAACCATGCTGTTGAACTATTTTCAACCATGTTAAAGTCTTTTACCATTACAGTGGGTCTGAATGAAGCATCCACTTTCGCTTTTTCAACGAATGAACGTAATTCATCAAACTTTTTGATTGTTCCTAGTCCTGGATTGGCTTTAATCCAACATGATTCATCTAACCACTCGTCACGATGATCTAGTTCGTAAATAAATGCTAGGAATCGATTGTCCTGAATCTTGCCATCTAGTACATCGCAAGCATAAGCATATTGAGAGTCATAGATGGAATCCCGAATAAAACCGTTTGTTGAGATGCTACTAACCAGTGCTTGGTCCCGGGATGAAGTTGATTGTTTCATAACGTCATAAATATTACGGTCCTTAATGGCAGCCAACTCATCTACCGTTACGAAATGGCTGTTCAAACCATCCAAACTATTTGAATCGGAAGCTAAAGGTTGAATTGATGAATAAGTAGGTGAAAAATACAAATCGGTTTTACGTTTCTTGATGTATTTAGAAAGTAGTGGGCTTTGAGAAACCATTTTATAAGCTTCGTTAAACCCCTTTTTTGCTTGGTCTAATTTAGTTGCAATAAAATAGCATTCTGCAGAACCTTCTCCATCGCCGACTTGCATGAAAATAGAAATAGCAGAGTTCTCAGTCGTTTTACCGTTTTTACGTCCTCGTATATCAATTACTTCTCTGTATTGTCGCATTCGACTTTCTTTTTCTACAAATCCGTAAATGGCTTGTAGTTTAGCCTTTTGGAATAAATCTAGTTTTAAAGGTTTGCCCATGTTCTTTCCTTGCGCTTGCCTACAGAATGTCTCGATAAATTCTATAGGCTTAGTAGCAAGTTCAATATCAAATTCGTAAGGCTCAACTGGGTTATTTATTTGATCAACTAATTTTCCATACTGCTGCTTTATTCGACGACAAGCTACTATTTCTCCACTTTGAATCTTTTCGTAATACTCAAGTATGTAGTTGTTCATTTACTATGCTTCTTCAGGAATGATTGTAGCTCGTCGACTTCGTTTACTTTCGGACCTTCACCTTTAGGGTAGAGATCTAATAGCTGTTTAAAAATCGTTGTGTATGTTTTGGCAGCATCTAAATAGTTTTTATAATATGGGCTAGTTCTTAATATTGTGTACTCGCCTTGTTCCATTTCATCTACTGAACCGAATTCTTTTACATGCTGTTTTAGCCCTCTCATTTCCACCACAAGGAAGGCTGCTTCGTCAATTAGTTTCAAGGAGACTTCTTTATTACGTCCTTCTAAATCCCCAAAGATTTTTTTAAGTTTTGTTATTTCTTTCTTAATTTCTTTATCCTTCGCAAAAACTCCCGATTCCAAATCAAAAACCTCCTTTTTTCCAGGGTGGGGGTATGGCCAAAATTCGGACGGAGGAAATTTGAGGTTGGCATACGGTCTACATATGTGGCCCCTCAACGTTTTTGATAGGGGGGCTATACCTCAACTAAGTTTCCTTTATCGTCGAACTTAAAGCCTTCTCTTAATGGTGAATACTTCTCAAAGTGTTCTTTGTTATGACAGTCTTGGCATAGTAACTCAAGGTTGTCATGGTTTAATGTGATGTATGGATCGTTAACGTTCTGTGCATTAATGTACTTCTTGTGGTGAACGATCTTTCCTGGTTCACTACATCGTTCGCATAACCCGAACACTGATTGAATGTAAGTAGCTCTACACTTTTGCCAAGCTCTAGACTTATAGAACTTCTTGGCCTCGGCTGTATGTTCGAGCATTAGAACCAACCTCGTTTTGTTGGTCGTTCTGGAATATCTATTGTACGTAACAACATTGGTGTTTCTTGATGTAGAACATAAGCAGCATCCGTTTCTTCATCTATTCCAATAACTGTATTGTTATCTGTAACGTACACCTTCAACCTTTTACCATTAAGTGATTGCCACTTTGATTTTTGTTTTAGTGGTTTCATGCCACCATTCGCTAAACATTCTCGACAGAACTCTGTTGTAGTTTCATTTGTGCAGCCATCTGCAAAACATTTATTTTTCACTGTTATCCCTCCATAACGAAATCGCTAAAGATATATGGAATTCCTTCTGCACCAGTTGCAATCACATTGAAGATACGCACTTTACTATTCATCACGTGAACTAGATCATCACTGTAAGTGTTGAGATAGAATTGTTCTTTTGCATCGAATGATTCAGATGGAACAACGATAGCTTCTTTAATTCCTTCTGCTTCAATTCCAACAACTACGAATGGTAATTGTTCTTCTCTTGCTACTGAAAAAATATTGATTAAATCTTGTTTTGTTAACATGTTTGTCCCTCCAAAGCCTAGATGCAAATTTTTTCTTTTAATAAAATACAAATAGCCCCCTATAAAGGAGGTGATAATCATGTTGGAAGTGAAATTAAAAGTTTCATTCAACACATTGTTGTTAATAGCAATACTTTTACAGGTTCTTTAGTAAAAAAATAAATAGATGAAAGGAGTAAGGCAACGTCTAATAAACGTTGTCACAGACGAAATACAAAATAATACATACATAAAGTTTTTCAATGCATAATAAAAAGCCACACCCCTAACCGGATGCGGCATTCCAAATCTTTCTATGGCTAATACCAATATAACACCTTGATTTTGAAAATGTGTCCCTTCATCCTCCTGAAATCCTCCCAATATCCTCCCGTTTTCCTCCCTAAATAGTTCATCGTTGTTTTGATTAATGTTTTACTAACTTTTGATGCTTATTTTAGCCCTCTGAATGTGTCTATTCGGATATTATGTCACTTTCATCCATGCTCTCTAATCCGCTTAAAATATAGGCTTCTAGACACCTTTAATAGTGAATGTTAATTTACAGAAAAATGGCACATTGTAATTGAGTAGTCAAATAGTTATTAAAATAAAAAACCCTCTATCTCTAGAAGGTTTACCAATCGATTTTAGATTGTAAGGCGTTTAATTCGTCCTGAACTATGCCAATATATATCAATGTCACTGCAGGATCTGAATGATTTAATGCTTTTTGAAGTGTTGCAATATCTTTGAATTTTTTATAATGATGATAACCGTATGTCTTTCTTAATGTGTGAGTACCGACGCGTTCTAATTCGAAATATTCAGCTGCTTCGCGTAAAATCTCGTAAGCTCTTTTTCTAGTAATGGGTTTGTTAATGCCTTTACGACTTTTAATTAAGAACTCGTCTTTTGGTTTATCCTCGACATATTGTCTTATTGCTTTTTTTAGTTCGCTTGGCATTTTCACTTCTTGATATTTTTTAGTCTTCTTTTCTTTAAGAATGATGTTCCACCCTTGTACATCGCGTACCCTCAACTTCAGAATATCCGAAATTCTCAGTCCAGTATGAATGCCGATTAAAAATAGAATGTAATTACGTTCATTCGTTTCTTTATAGTACTGTTTCATGTCCTGTAATAAATCTTTGTCGCGAATTGGTTGTACTCTGGTCACACGGCAACACCACTTTCGTTATCATTGAAATAAACTTCAACTTTCAGTGCGAAGGCCATTCTCAACATAGCTTCCCATTTTAATTTGTAATATTTGTTTTTTGCAATGTTTAATTCAGTCCAGATTTCAATGTCATAACTTACTTCTTCTTTTAAGAAACGCTCAACTATTATTTTTTTCTCTTCAGTTTTTAAAGTTTCTAATGCCTTGAAGATCTTATTCATGTAGTGTAAGCGTTCGGTTTCAAACTCAACTCGTTCGATTGCAATGTTTTCTGTTTGACTCTTAAATGAATACGTATTACTTGGTGGAATTATTGAGTATGTTGGTGTGATTGTCGGCATAGAATCGACAGGTAGAGTTACTAAGTACTTGCGATATTTTTCTAACGCTTTTTCCAAAGATAGTTTCGTTCTTTTTTCATCGATTCTCGGTATAATTTTTTTCATCTTTTCGCCCTCCGACTAATTGAATGCTAAGTTACTTCTGACGTATTGCCCCTTTGTTGCGCTTGTAAGTAGGTCTACGAATTCCCATTAATTCTTCTATATCTTTTCTGCTCATTTTCGAATCATTATTTCTTGAACGTCTCTTTTGCTTTCTTTTCTTTAAAGGCTTTTTCGAAAGGCCTTTCTCTACCAATTGCTCTTGAAGTGTTCTTGTCATAACCATCGCCCCTTTGCGCAAAATAAAGAGGACATCAAGCGTGAGAGTGCCCATTCTCTCAAACTTAATGTCCTCGGTTGTTCCGATAGACTTATAACTTTTCGCTATATTCATGTATAGCTCGAGTTGGCTTATTTGCCTCCCAGCTGATTATTGTTTTGCCGAAACCAGTTGCAGGTGCTTGTACTGCTTTCATTTCTCCATTCTTAACGACATAAACCCCATCTTTCAAATCTGCTACATGCTTGCCCATGCAATCACTCTCCTGATATAATCATAATGTCGTAGATTTAAGAGAGTGTATTTCTTAGTCGTAGCATTTAAGAGCTGCGACTTTTATTTTTTGTGGTAAAAATATTATAGTAGCAATTTAAGCCCTTTCTAATATATTGTGTTTTCTTTTGTGGTTGAGGAAAGTGTTTGTTATTTTAGACAATAATATTTACACACATCCTTATACCAAGTAAGCTTTCTTGCTATTTAATCTACATTGGCATCACCCCTTTTAAGTTAGAGTAAGTTTAGAAAACATTTGAACTAATGAACTCATAACATCTTTCAATTGTTTTGAAACCCTCGTGTAAATCATCATTTTCCACTTCGTAAAACTTATCTGTCTTGCGAATTCTTAATTCATCTATTTGAATTTCATCGTTTTCTTGCAGATTTGTAAGTAGGTTATAGACTGGATCGTCTTCTCTTCCGATGACTTCATAAACATTCATTTGTCCACCCAATTTTAAACCTCCTCAATTATTTCAACTTCTTAAGCTTTTTCTTCGAATTGTTGAGTTAGATATTTACTTTTTGAAGGTATTTTGTAGCAAAAGAACCGCTAAACCCTTTTAACATAATTACTGTATAATCGTGATTTGGATGGTGTTTAAATTCATCCGTTGCACAAGTCCATAGTATTCCATCGTATTTTTCTGCTTCTATGCAAGTGTGCATTACAACCTTATCGCCTTCTTTTAATGGTTTAACACTCATTACTATTCCACCTTTCATTTACTGCACAATATGGTTCAATTACGATGCTTCTTTTTTAATAGTTCCAAAAATTCCACCTGGTCTAGGATGGATTTTTCCGACTATATCCAAATCCATTGCCAACATCGTGACCTCTATTTGTTTTCGCTGTAGTACTCTTGCAATAATCACAATGCTGTATCCTTCATTCCATAATTCAATGAACTTTTCTACTTTTGCTTTGCTAAAAGAAAAATCAATGGATTCATGTTCGTCTTGTGTAAATAAAACGTACTTAGACATGTCTATCGCCTCAATACCCTGATAATTGTCGTTCGTGATTAATTTTATTTTTTTCTAAATAAGCATTTTCGACTTGTTCCCAAGTGAATCCTAATTGTTCACCTAATACGGTGAATTCCTTGAAAACCATTGAGTAAAATTCGAGACTTTGACACTCTTTGTCTCGTAAAAAAGCTAATATGCTCGAATATTAAATTGAATAGATCCACCACGTCTGTTTCTAGCGGCTTTTTATAAGGTAACAGGTACCTAAAGTTCAGGGTGTTACCAATCGATAATAAGAAGTGTAAGCAATCAACGTATTCTTCCAGTAAAAGATTTTCCCTTGCTACTTGGTCATTACTCCAAAACTTAAATCCTCGCCATTCGTTCGCACATTCACCTAATTCGACTTGTAATGCTAGGACCTTCTTTGACAAACGATTTTCGTCGTTTTGTTCTGGATGTTCTTTGGTAATGTGATAATCCAGTCCTGCTTGTATTTCAAATAACTTTGTTAGATTCATCGTTCTCCTCCTCGAATTCATTAATCGTACCAACTTTTACGAGAACGTTTTTACTGTATTTCCTTGCAGATGGCCTGGAATAAAATCTGATTGTTTTTTGTGATAAGTTAAGTTTCTCTGCAATTTGAGCGATAGTTCCTTCTGCTCGGATTTCCTCACCGTGGTACAAAAAGTAATAAGATAAATCCTTATTTTCTTTTAAGCATTTAATACCTAATGTATGGCATTTATTGAAAATCGATGGTTTGCTGCGGTTAAGCTTTTTAGCAATCTCTGAGTATGTCATTGCTTTATGATTTTCATATAAAAAGTTTATTTCGTTAAATCTCCATGGTTTAAGCACTCGTTTACCCGACATGTAATCCCTCCTTTTAAAAAGGTAAATCGTCTGGATCAAAATTGTTGTTACTATTTACATTTGAATTGTTGAACTGTCCGGGATTCCCAGATGTTTGAGTAAAACCACCTGGTTGACCAGGACTGTTTTGTGTAGGTTGGTAATTTTCGTGCGTGTTATCGCTTTTTGATGTGTTGCGTTCTAAATATTGAATACTATCGCAAACTATATCTGTTGTATAAACACGCTTTCCATCTTGTTCAAAGCTACCGGTCTGAATTCGACCTTCTAGTCCAACCAAATTACCTTTTTTCATGTAGTTTGCTAGATTTTCGGCCTGTTTTCTCCAAGCAAGGCAACTGATGAAGTCAGCTTCTCGTTCACCTTGTTGATTGGAAAATGTTCTGTTGACTGCAAGAGTAAACCTTGTCATCGGAACTCCACTTGGTGTATAGCGAAGTTCCGGGTCTTTCGTAAGTCTTCCAACTAATACAACTCTATTGATCATGCAATTTCTCCTTTTGTGACAGAAACAAATTTCCATCCATCTTTCTGAAGTGTTTTTGTAAGTGGTGAGAAGGCTGGAACAGTAATAGTCACCTCGATACCATATTCATATCTTCTAAACTGAACGAAATGGTGGAAATCTAATTTATGTACTTCTAGTTGTCGTTTTTGTTGTTTCATTCGTTTGCAAACCTTCCTCATGGCAACTGGTATACCGTTTTTATTCATTTGCATTGTGGCACCAACTTTCTAAGCGCCTCGAAATCTCGTTTGTCTAATGCGAGATCAATAGCATGTTGCTTATTCATATCTTCTAAACAAATGAATAGACTAGTCATATCTTGTCCTGCTCTATTTTTCTTATATTCAATCACTTCGTTTAGTACCAATCGTTTGAAAGTATCGATTTTCGCCAAACTCATGATATTAAAAGAAACCGTTGGGGCATTGTGATAAAGACAAGGAGCCATCATTAAATCGAAATCTTTAGTTATTAAATAATGTTCACCGTTAGTTTCTTTAACTTTAATTTGGAATTCTTTTACGTTATAGAATTCAACATCAGCTTCATTGGCTAACAACACAGCTTTAGGTTCAAATTTAAGGATAATTTTTTCACTGGATTCGCTTATTTCTGCTACTTTAAATTCGATTAGTTTCATTGCCCTCGCCCCTTTTTAGAGATTGTTATGCAACCTGTTCCTTTTCGCCCAAAAGGATGTAATAATTGCAAGCATCTTCTAAGGTGCTGAAATTCTTATGCTGTTGTAGCTTGTTCATCCATAATTCGAAAGAATCGTAGAATTGTTGTTCGCCGTAAGTTTGATAGTTTACCTGATTGAGAATCAGCATGTTGATGATGAATTCTTCGTTCATCATTCAGCCTCCAATCCCTTGCGAGCAATGTTATGAATACGCTCGTATGTTGGATTGAATTGCCCAAGGTTTTCTGTGATATCTGCAATTTCTTGTAATGCTGCAAACTGTTTTGCGTATTCTTCACGTAACTTTTTATTGTTCTCTTCAAACACAAGGATCATCTCGTTTAAAGCACGCTTTGATTTTTGCAATAATTCTTGGTGTTTGTCATCGCCAGTTTGCGCAAACCGAATTGCCCATGTTTCAACCATTTTTGTGTGGTCCATTCTGTTCCTCCCCTAAAAGCCTACGTTTTTTAATCGCTTGTCCTTTGTTTCTTTAAAAACAATTGATTGAAGATTTTTCATCATCCTGCTTATCAATTTTGGATCATACATATTAAGCAATTTTTCGCTTGCTAGATTAGTAGTTATTATTGTTGCTTTATCCTGTCTGGCATTGATGACAGCTCTTAAAACCCGACTTGTGAAATCAGATGCTTGCTTATCTGTATCAATGTTCCCTGTTTCAGCTCCTAAATCGTCTAATACCAAAAAGTCGACTTCACTTAACAAATCGATGAAATATTGCTCTGTATAAGGGCTTTCTTTATTGCTGAAGCTATTACGTATTTTTCGTAACATTTCATCGATATCAATAAATAGACAAGATGTATCTAAACCATTTAATTCTTTTAAGATGCTCATAGCTAAATGCGACTTCCCGACTCCTGGTTTACCGTTAAACCAGAGATTGAACTTTTGACCTTTTTTATATTTGTCTAAACATTTCATAGCTTCCGATTTGTTCGTATGTTCTTCTTGCGTTTTAACCACAAAACTCTTGAGGCTAGCTTTTAATAAGGTTTTGTCTTGAACAAGACTCTTTGTTTCAAGATTGTTTTGTTTTTGTTTTTCTAAATTACCGTGAATTTCCGCGTTTACTCTTTCGGCAAATTCATCGTTCATTCTTTCACATTCGCAACGAGGGCAAACTTCTTTTTCATTCACAATCATTTTTGAAATTTCGTGTATTTCACAAGAATTAGAAGTCCAATTTAACGCCGAATTCACTTTCTGCAGTGCGTTGTCTTTTTGGAGAGTTTCCTTTAGACTTTGCATCGTTTTTGGCCTCCTTCTTCAAGTAATGTTCGTAAGTGGTGATTCCCTTTTCAGTCTTCCAGTTACGTAAAATACCTTCAATATATTTAAAATTAGCTTTACCGTTTTCGTTAGCGATTCTAATAGCTTCAATGAATAACTGTGGATCTGGATAGAACTTTAGTAATTCATCAATTTTTCGATGCTCTGCAAAAGTAGAAGTTCGTATATTTTCATCAAAGTAGGTTCTAATTTTTACAAATCGAACATCTATTAGAGAAGAAGGAGAAGATTGACGACTACTCTTTTCTTTCTCTTCTTCTTTTTCTTTATCTATTTCTTTATCTATATCTATATCTTCTTCTCTCTCTGTTGCGTGACTGTCACGTGACATCGCGTGACCTATTTGCAATTGTTTTTCTTTTGCACGTTGTTTTTGTTTTCGGAGCCTATTTTGTTCTCTAACACGCTCCATTCCATCAATGTTTTGATGATTTTCCCAATTCTTTATGCGAATAACATCGTTTTCATCTATTTCAATCATTCCGTATCGTTTAAAAGTTTGAATCGCTAAACGAACGGTGTTAAGTGGTCTACCAAATATTGTAGACATTTCTTCAATGTTCATTGGAATGCTCTCGGTTAACATGATATAACCATTAGTATTCGCCTTGCCTGCAGACGCTAACAACTTGATCCATATCACGATGATTGTGTCAGCATCTGGCAGGGCCTCAATAAGTTTAATTTTGTCATTTTCGAACATGTCCGTTTTGAGCTTAATCCAAGTTATTTCAGCCATCGTGTCCTCCTAATCTACGATATATACTCGCTTCTTTTTATAGTTTGTGTTATAATAATCCTACGTTTGAGTTTGCTAAGCCGTTAATCGTGCCATCGATTAGCGGTTTTTTTATGCGAAAGTAATCCACCATTGAAGTGCGATAAACAGTCCGAATAATCCACCTAAGATACAAAAAATAAACCACCAGTAATCACTTCCATCTACTTCGTACCCATCATTAATTTCATCTTCTGTAAGAAGAAATGTTCTATCTAACCAACTCTTCATATCGTTTCACCACTTTCACTAATATGCCTTTCTTAGCTAGGTTCTCAGTTGTTATGTAAAATTTCTTTCGTTGTTCTAGCTTTTGTATGTGATTGATTGAATTTTGTAAGTCGCGACCTAAACGTGCAGCTTGCTGATATCTGCCTTCTTGCGTGTGCATCGAAATCATTTTGATAAGATCGTCAATGCAAGATTTTTCGCGAAAAATTTCATTATTTAATTGTGTTAAATCCATAATCCAAATCCTCCGATATACATTGGTGCTGTTTGCAATACCTGCATTGCTACATTAGTTAAATCCATACCAAACATCATGGATGCTGCATGAACTTCTGAATTTGTGACTCTAACCCAGTTCATAAAAGTTTGAATATCAATTAATTTTCTTCCACTCTCCAATTTGCTTACGCATGATTGAGTGACGTTTAATTTATCCGCTATCTCCTCTTGAGTCATTTTTTCTTTTTTCCGAAAGAACTTGAGCATCTTGTGATATTCCTGTGATATTTGCATTGTTATCACCCCTTTCAAATATTCCAAATTAGAATATATTCCGTCTTGGAATAGCAAGTTAACTTGAATGAGATTAAGATATTAATAGAGGTAATGCCTAACCTCCTAAAGTTGATTAACCCGACAATGCACCTGCCCGTGCTTATTGTTATTTCCATTCGTTCATTATGATTTCTTGAATTACTTTTGCAGTCGGTTCGGCTAGCCAAACACGTTTCCCTCTTGGTCCGAATTGACGTTGATAACGTTTAATCCGTGGATCGCAGAGTATATTTTCTTCCAGAAATGATTTTTTAAATGTAGTAGCTCGTTGAATATCATCAATTTCCCAGAATAGAATTTTTGGTCTTGAAGATTCCTGAATAAGTTCCACGATTTGTTGCTCCACTTTTTCTTTTGTGATTCCAGACATTTCGAGAAGTGTTTTAATTACTACACTTTCAGATGGTTGTTGCTGAATCATGAGGCCCCTCCTTTCAAAAGGCTGTTTGCCCAACAGCCTTCCTCTTCATTTGTAATTGATTCATTTCGTACCTCCTAAGCTAACTGTTTTTCATCCAACAGACACAATTTGTGTCCTTTGTGGCTAAAAAAAATTTCATCTACTGTTTTTTTGTAATAATCAGCAATTTTCTTAGCTAAATTTAAAGATGGTGTTCGGTCCCCTCTTTCTATAGCCCCTAACATTTGAGGTGTAATATTTAGTTTAGAAGCTACATCACTTCTTGATTCTTCACCTCTAAGTTCAATCAGAGTATTTCTACTGTTGTGCGAGGATTTCAAAAAATTTCACCCCTTCCCAGAAACATAATGTTTCCTCTTAAACATATATTAGCGGAAACATTATGTTTCTGTCAACCGTTTTAGGAAACTTTTTGTTTCCTTAGTGTACTCAATATGGAAACGCAGAGTTTCTACTTATATAATAATTTGTAGTGAGGTGAAACAAATGTTTGGTGATATTTTAGCTAAATTAAGGAAAGATCGTAAACTAAGCCAATATGATTTGGCTGAAAGAATGGGATTTTCAAGAGGACAAATATCAAATTACGAACAAGGTACTCGGCAACCTGATTTTGAGACCCTACAAAAATTTGCTGATTTTTTTGAAGTTTCAACCGATTATTTATTAGGAAGAAACAAGACTTCTGAGTTAGTGCAATCAAAAGAAGAACGAGATATAGCTAAACGCCTTGAAGCTTTTAAACAAGAAATTGAAAATAGTGATGGTCTAGCGTTCAATGGTGAACCGATTAGTGATGAAGCAAAGGAATCTCTGATTGAATCAATGGAACATATATTCAGACAAACCCAACGGATCAACAAGAAATATACACCTAAGAAGTATCGGGATGAGGAGAAATAACGAAAAATTTTAGGGTGGGATACTATGAAAGAAATAATTTATTTAGATACCGAAATAATGAATTCAATGCTCGCTCAATTGGATCAGGGGTTAGTTAATAACTTTTCCATGGAAAGCTCAAATCAAGAAACAACTGGAGAGGCAACACAGTCAACTAGACATTCTAGCGGAGGTTTAACCGCAGGAGTTAAAGTTTCAAGTGGTTTTTTACCTGGAGGTTCATTTCAACTTGGAGGGAAATCAGATGCTGGAGGAAATGAATCTGAAAGCTATACTACAACTTTTCTCGAAGGTCAAAAAGATATTTTAAATAAAGCATTCCACGATCATGCTTTAAACATTCTGATTAGTAAATTGGAGGATAATGAATTACTTATAAGAGGTACTAATGTAAACGAGGGGGATTTATTTCTACTAGATTCCCAATTTAAATTTTATGATTTTGAATTAATGAAAAAATCATTAAGCGCAGATTTTTTTGAAAAATTTATGTTGTTTGGAATTTCACCCGAAAATAAAATGAGTATTGAAGAAGCCAAAAGAATAACGGGAAAAAAGAATCACAATGCTCAAGAAAGACAAAAACTAGATGAAGCTAGAAAGATAGTAACAGCACATCAAATTATTTCGCCTATTATTAATGTATTTGATCAACTAAATTCTTTGGGTCATTTTGCATCAGAACTTCTAACAGATTTATCTTTAATTAAGGCAGATAAAAATATAGGATTATTGAAAAAAGATTGTTTAAGAGAGTCTGCTGAATCTTTATCGTTTAGAACAGATAATTCGCGAAATGCTAAAATGCTTTTACGTGTAATTGGTAAAAAGAATAATATTTTCGATGGCAACAGTGTCATGAAATTTGCTGAAAACGACATTGATATGTTTCCGAATATTATGTTAGACATTATTCTAGGTTCATTTAAGATCCTAGAAAAGAACGATGTTTTGGTTACTCCTATTGCTATTTATTACGAATAATATCGAAATGTTTACTTCTTTTACTTTTTTCATTAATGAATTCATCTGATTTTGCTGCCATTTTACTTCTAACCAGATTTGATCTAACACTATTTCTGGCTGCGATTTCATTGTATTCAGCTTGGAATTTAGAGAGTGTTCTTTCCGAATCTTTGATAGTGTTTATTGTTCTTTTAAACATAGCAAATCCTCTCCTTATCTTTATTATGTTTAGTTTATTCTAACATATGGGCTTTTAATCGAAAATAACTGGAAAAATGTTTGTTTTTGAAATGTGGTGAAATTATTGTGGTTAAAGAACAAAGTAACAAACTTAATTACTAAGTATCAAAGCAATAACCCATTCGAACTCTGCTCTCAGTTAAATATAAATGTTATCGAATGGGATTTACATCAAGAAATTAACGGTTATTACAAATATGACCGACGTAACAAGTATATAGTTATCAATCAAAAATTAGATGATGAGTGGAAAAAAACAGTTTGTGCTCATGAGTTAGGGCACGCAATTTTACATACAAGGTTGAATACCCCATTCATGCAACAGAACACATTATTTTCAGTTGATAAGGTGGAACGTGAAGCCAACCGCTTTGCTGCTGAACTATTAATTCCTGATGAAAGTTTCAGAGAATTAAACAACATTTACGAAATAGCTTCTTTACATAACGTACCAGTTGAACTGGTTCAATTAAAACGTGAGAAGCTTTTTTAA